ATGAGTTTGTCTTTACTCCAGTTGATACGGGAATTCCTGAGACATTCACCATTGCAGCAGGAACCTATGCTCCAGGAATGGAGCAAGCAGTAGCAATGGGTGCAGCACTTGGTGAGTCTTCAGAGGCATTCTCAACACTTGTCTCAACGGATATTCTAATAACTGATAAGCACGTCATTAATGTGGCATCACTAGTTGGAGGCCCATCACATAATGGAGATACGATAACAACCGGTGCAAATGATGTGTTGGCTGGACTAGGTTTTACTACTAGCAACACGCTTGCTGGAGGAATGGCTGTTGGTTCTGATCCAGGATCTACCCAGGGTCAAGGTAGTCTCTATATCTTGACTGTTATTCCAGAAGTTATATGATCATTTATTAGGTTGAAAGGAGGTGATGCATGTACATTGATGAAGAAGGATATTTTGAGCATCATGGCGTAAAGGGCCAGAAGTGGGGAATTCGAAATGACCTAAAACGTATTGGTCGTGGTTTAGAAACAGCAGCTAAAGGAATTGGTAGAGGTGTTAAAAAGACTGCCAAGTTCGCTAAGAAACATCCCCGTGCTGCTACTTCTGTCGTTGCTGGCGCTGCATTTGCTGCTACTGTCCTTACTAAGCGGCATATGTCCATTACCAAAGCAAGCGCTGTTCAATCAGAACATCTAAGACGATTGTCTCATTCTGGTTCTGCTTGGCGTGTTGCTAATGGGCCATGGAACTATGCTGTTCCTCATACAACCCCTATGATGAATGAGTCAACCAAGGCTCTTCTTAGGGCCGCTGCTGCTAAATAAGAAGGAGGTGATACATGTACATTGATGATGAGGGATATTTCGAACATCATGGCGTTAAGGGTCAGAGGTGGGGTATCGAGAACCATCAAAGGAAGTCTCGAGCCGAACTTCGTAGTCTTGATAAGAAGACGAAGAAGAGGGACAACGCCAGAGATAATCGAGAAATCGATGCTGCTCGAGCTAGGTATAAGACTAGTGCAAGGTCCAATTACAAAGCTGCCAAGGCTCAATACAAGATTGACAAGCATATTATTGGAAAGCGGCAAGCCAAGAAGTCCCTTAACAAGGTCAAGGAGAAGAATTTCAAGGATTATCAAACTGCTTCTCAAACCAAGCATGGTAAGGAAACGGCTGCTGCTATTCTTGTAGTTAGTGGTGCTGTGCTTGTGCATACACTTGGCGCGGTTGCCGCTGCTAAGATGTAAGTCAAAGTTATATTCGGTTTAGTAAAGGAGCCCCTAATGGGTGAGCAGGTTGTTAGTGAAAAAGTCATTGTAGCTCAGACTACGATGGCCAACGAAGAGGTTGCTGAGCAGATTGCTCTGTTCCATCCCGATGGAACCGTGTTTGATGGCACTCCGAATTATGTGGCAAGCGGTGTTGCGGCAGCTATGGTTGCTGGCACTATTGCTGTTACGGATCCCAAGATCACTGCTACCTCCAAGGTTCGTCTCTACCTTCGTACTGCTGGTGGAACGGTCGGTGCACCATTTGTTTCAGCACTTTCTGCTGGAACCGGATTCACTATTAAGTCAACCAGTAGCTCGGACACTTCCGTCATTGCCTATGAGGTTGTGTCTTACTGATTGATCGTCATACTAGAAAGTCTATGTGGAAAAGGAGGTGAATAAATTTGGCTGTTACTGATAGACTTAGAAGCGCTTGGAATGCTTTTGTTAGTGGTGCCAAGGTTCCGTTTTCAGATCTAGGTTTGGATTCCAATGTTTCCGGTGGACTTTCTGGTGGCATTTCTAATGGCGTTTCTTACAGTAGTGTATCGCCCTCCCGACCACGTTTTCGTTACAGTAATGAACGTACAATCATTTCCTCAATCTATAACAGGATTGGAATTGATGTAGCTGATGTTACGTTCTATCATATGACAATTGATGATGAGGGTAGGTATAAAGACACTGTTGATAGTAATTTCAATGGTTGTCTTACATTTGAAACTAACCTTGATCAAGGTCCAAGAGCGTTTAGGCAAGACATTGCAATGACTTTGTTTGATAAAGGCGTTGCTGCGATTATTCCTGTGGATACTACTCTAGATCCTAATACCAATGATGTGGTAGACATCTTCTCGCTTCGTGTTGGGGAAGTTGTTACTTGGTATCCAAACCACGTTAGAGTTAGGGTCTATAACGAAGCCGTGGGTTATCGTCAAGAGATTACACTTGAAAAGAAGTTTGTAGCTATTGTCGAAAACCCATTCTTCTCTGTGATGAACGAGCCAAACTCAACTCTTCAACGTCTTATCAGAAAGCTTAGTCTTCTTGATGATGTTGATGAGCAGAGTGGTTCTGGGAAACTGGATCTAATCATTCAGCTTCCTTATGTCATCAAGTCAGAGGCAAGAAAGCTTCAGGCTGAACAACGTCGTAATGACATTGAATTTCAGCTCAAGGATAGTAAGTATGGGATTGCCTATACTGATGGTACCGAAAAGATCACACAGCTTAATCGTCCTGTTGAGAACAATCTTCTTGGGCAGATTCAATACCTCATCAACATGCTATATGGTCAACTTGGTATTACTGAAGAAGTAATGAATGGCACTGCAGATGAAAAGACCATGCTTAACTATCACAATAGGACGATTAAGCCTATTGCTGATGCTATCTTGGAAGCAATGCAGAGATCATTCATTGGTCCCGTTAGTTATAAGAAAAGTGAAAGGATTCTGTACTTTATTGATCCATTTAAGCTCGTGCCAATCAGCCAGCTTGCTGAACTTGCAGATAAGTTCACTCGCAATGAAATCCTGACCAGTAACGAGTTCAGAGGGATCATCGGGTTCAAGCCTTCGACCGATCCTAATGCTGATCTCCTTAAGAACAGCAATCTGCGTGGACCATTCAATCCAGTGGTGACACCAGGTGAACAAGCACCAGCTATTCCTCCGGTTCCTCCGGCGGCTAGCACATCTTAAGAAAGGAACGTCAAAATGGAAGCAGATTTTAGTGGCTGGGCCACTAAAGCAGGACTCAAGTGCTCCGACGGAAGAACTATCATGCCCGATGCCTTCAAGCATCAGGATACCATGCAGGTTCCTCTTGTTTGGCAGCATGGACATAGTAACCCTGAGAATGTTCTGGGGCATGCAATCCTCGAGAATCGTGAGGATGGCGTTTACTGCTATGGTTTCTTCAATGGAACTAAGCAGGCTTCGCATGCCAAGGAACTTCTTCAGCACAAGGACATCAGTCAGATGTCTATCTGGGCGAATGAACTCATCGAGCGTGGCAAGCGTGTCTTTCATGGTGCAATCCGTGAGGTCAGCCTTGTTCTTTCGGGTGCAAACCCCGGCGCACTGATTGAGAACGTTACCATTCGGCATTCGGATGATGAAGAGACTACTCTTGATGATGAAGCTATCATCTTCACGGGTATGACACTTGAGCATTCGAATGGTGTTAAGGTTCCTGACCTCAATAACATTGATGAAGATGAAGATGATGAGGATCTGTCGCATGCTGGTACAGATGCTGGTTCCTCTTCCGACAGTGGGCTCACTGTGCAGGATGTTATTGATTCAATGACACCTGTTCAGCTTGATGTCATGCACTTCATGATCGGTGAGGCTCTTGCCGAGGATGATGCTGAGGACGCAGCTGGTACTGAGCCCGGAGATGCAGCAAAGCACGGCAACGTTGGTGATGATTCCGACGATGACACCGATGACACTAAGAAAGGTAGTAACGAAATGAAGCACAATGTGTTCGAATCTGACACTGACAAGGATGCTGGAAAGCCCGTGCTTTCCCATGCTGACATGAAGGGCATTCTCGCCGACGCCGCTCGTAGCGGTTCGCTGAAGGATGCCGTCGAGTCCTACGCGCTTTCGCATGGTATCGAGGACATCGACGTGATGTTCCCCGAGGCCACTGCTCTGCAGTCGGACCCGTCGTTTCTTTCCCGCCGGACCGAGTGGGTTGCCGCCTTCCTGGGCGCTGTCCAGAAGAGCCCCTTCAGCCGGATCAAGACCCTGCAGGCCGACATCACGTTTGACGATGCACGAGCCCGAGGTTATGTGACGGGTAATGTGAAGAAGGAGGAGTTCTTCCAGGTCTCCAAGCGCGTCACGACCCCCACGACTGTCTACAAGAAGCAGGCGCTGGACCGCGACGATGTCGTGGACATCACCGACTTCGATGTGGTGGCATGGCTCAAGGGTGAGATGCGTCTGATGCTGGACGAGGAAGTTGCCCGCGCCGCACTGATTGGTGACGGTCGGGATATTTCCAGTGATGACAAGATCAACGAGCAGAACATTCGGCCCATTGCCAAGGAGCATGAGCTGTTTGTGACCACTCTGATGATCAACCTTCAGGATGCCTCGTCGAATGCTGACGAGATCACTGATGCTGTCATCGCCAACCGCTGGCACTACAAGGGCACTGGTACCCCGACGCTGTTCGCCTCGGAGACCATCGTGTCCTCGTTCCTTCTGCTGAAGGACTCGCTGGGCCGTCGTATCTACAACAGCCTGGATGAGGTTGCGGCCGTTCTTCGCGTGTCTTCGATCGTTCCGGTCGAGGCCATGGAGGAGGACCCGTCGCTGGTTGCTATCATCGTGAACCCGGTTGACTATGTCATCGGTGCCACTGCTGGTGGAGCTGTCAGCATGTTCGACATGTTCGACATCGACTACAACAAGCAGAAGTACCTGATCGAGACCCGTTGCTCAGGCGCGCTTACGAAGCTGAAGTCGGCTATCGTGATCCGTCAGACTGCTTCGGGCTCGGACACTCTGGTGTCGCCGAACGCTCCGACCTTCAATGCCAGCACTGGTGTTGTCACGATCGTGGCTACGTCGCACATCACCTACAAGGACCAGGATGGTAACACCCTGTCTACGGGTGCTCAGACTGCCCTCGACCAGGGTACCACCCTGGTTGTCGATGCGGTGCCTGCTTCCGGATACTACCTGGACAGCACGGACGAGAACCATTGGACCTTCACCCGTGAGGCGCCGGACGCTCCGACCGCTCAGTAGTATTAAGGAGATGCAATGGCACGGTTTTATGGTGAAGTTGGATACGGTAAGTCTGTAGAATCAACCACTGATGATGGTGTTTGGACTGAAGACATTGATGAAGTTTGCTACTTTGGCGACATTATTCGTAATGCTCGTAACCTTAACTACAGTCAGTCTGTCAATGGCGAATTGACTGTTGCAAACTCCATCAGTATCGTAGCCGATCAGCGTGCTATTGATGACTTCCTTAATATCAAGTATGTGAGGTGGGGCGGGGTGTACTGGATTGTGACAACTGTCGAAGTCCAGTCACCTCGCCTCATCTTGAACCTAGGAGGTGTGTACAATGGCCCCACGGCTTGAGTTACAGGCACTTCTCGAGAGTCTTGTTGTTGATGAGAAGGGAAAGGTATATTTTCAACCTCCACCTTCTATAGTAATGACTTATCCCGCTATTGTATATTCTAGAGGGTTTGCTCTTACTAACCATGCTGATAATATTCCGTATAGACACACAAAGCGCTATACGGTCACTATTATCTGTAAGGATCCAGACAGCGATATTCCTGATAAAGTGGCGGCGCTTCCAATGTGTTCCTTCAATAGGTTCTTTACCGCTGATGGTCTGAACCACGACATCTACAACCTTTTCTTTTAAGGAGAAATCATGACCCGACTTGCTTGGGATACCACGGGGGACCGGACTTTCGAAGCCGGTGTCGACCGTGGCGTCCTCTTCATTCCTGATGAGACTGGTGCGTACACCTTCGGTGTGGCTTGGAACGGGCTTACGTCCGTCACCGAGGCTCCTGCTGGTGCCGCAGCTACTGCTCAGTATGCTGACAACATCAAGTACCTGAACCTCATCTCGGCAGAGACCTTTGCCGGGACGATTCAGGCTTTCACTTACCCGGATGAGTTCGCTCAGTTCGACGGTCTTGCTAGTCCGACGCCTGGCGTTGCGATTGGCCAGCAGTCGCGCAAGTCCTTCGGCTTCTGCTACCGGACCAAATTCGGTAATGATGTCGATGGCAATGAGCATGGCTACAAGCTCCACCTGGTGTATGGTGCCACTGCGGCTCCTTCCCAGAAGGACTATGCCACGATCAATGACTCGCCTGCTGCTATTGACTTCAGCTGGGCTATTGACACCGTGCCTGTTGGTGTGTCGGGCCTTAAGCCGACGTCGCTCATTGTGATCGACTCGACTAAGGTTGACTCTGGTCAGCTTGCTGACTTCGAGACCGTGCTTTACGGTACCGATGGCGTTGATCCGGAGATGCCGCTTCCGGATGATGTGGTTGCTGCGTTCACTGGTGGTCTCACGGTTGTCACTCTTGTGACGGCTCCGACCTACAACAGTGGCACGCACGTTATCACGATTCCCAGCACTACGGGTGTCAATTACTACGATGGCGCAACGCTGCTGACTTCTGGCGCGCTTGCTGCTCTGACTTCTGGTCAGACCAAGCTCATCAAGGCACGTGCTGCTTCTGGATACTACTTCGGCGACGGCAATGTCGACGAGTGGGAATTCCTGTACTGAGTTGACTAAGGGGAACAGAGAATGCTCAAACTAATCATTGGTGAAGAAGAAGCTTACAATGAAGAAACCAACGAGTTCACCACTGTTGGTGGTGTTGAATTAACGTTTGAGCATTCTCTGATTTCTCTGTCAAAATGGGAGTCAAATTTCAAGAAGCCATTTCTTGCTTCTGAAAAGAAAACACCAGAAGAAATCTTTTGGTACCTCAAAGCCATGCTCATTGATGATGGTTCGGACCCCGACGCTATTAATAGGTGTTCTGCAGAAGATGTGTTAAAGATTCAAACGTACATCGACTCTACTGAGTCTGCAACAACCTTTGGCGCAATGCCAGAGCGTCGGGGTCCGAGTGAGGTCATTACATCCGAGTTGATTTACTATTGGATGACTGCTTTCACTATTCCATTTGAGTGTCAGTACTGGCATCTTAATAGGTTGTTTGCTCTTATCCGTATCTGTAACATTAAGAACCAGCCGCCAAAGAAGATGTCTAGAACTGAGATTGCCCAAAGGAATCGTGATCTAAACGCACAAAGAAGAGCAGAACTAGGCACTAAGGGATGAAAGGAGCCTCATGCCAATTCTAGTCTGGGATAAAGCTGGCGACAAAGTTTATGAATCTGGCGTAGACCGAGGTGTGTTGTATCTCCCTGACGGCTCAGCCGTCCCTTGGAATGGACTTACTTCTGTTATTGAAAGCTTTAACAAAGACACTTCTCCTATTTACTTTGATGGTATGAAGATTAGTGATCTTGTCTCATTGGGTGAGTTTTCAGCGACTATGAAGGCGCTTACATACCCAGATGAGTTTGTAGCCATTGAGGGTAGTGTTCCTATCAGATCTGGAGTCTTTGCTACTAGTCAAAAGCCTCAAATGTTTGGTCTTTGTTATCGAACCGACATCGGTAATGATTTGGCTGGAGCTAAGGCAGGGTACAAGATTCACATTGTCTATAACGTGACAGCTATCCCTAGTGACACGACATATTCCACAGGAACTGGAGATACTAATCTATCTGAGTTCGAGTGGAAGATTTCTGCAGTTCCAGAAGAAGTGCCAAACCTTCGTCCTACAGCGCATTTTGTTATCAATTCTCTCGAAACAGATCCCTGGCTCTTGGCAGAGCTAGAGGCTATTCTTTATGGGGATACTTTTGCTGATGCAGCACTGATCCCTATGGCAGATCTTGTTTCGTTTATTACTAACTGGTATCGTGTTAAGATCATTGATAATGGTGATGGAACTTGGACCGCTATTTCTGATCGAGATGGGTTTATCAGTATTGATTCTATCGATGCGCTTTTTACTATCATAAATGTCAATGCAAGATATTTGAACGCATACACGTTTGTCATTTCTGACACAACGGATGTGACTCAAGTGCATCTTATTGATATTTACGATAATGGTGATGGAACTTGGACAGCAACAACAGATGATGCTTCACTTATTAGTATCGATGGTACTAATGGGGAGTTTGTCATCACAGATGCGAACGCTGTTCCTGAGGGTTCTATTGGCTATGAAATCACAGACACCCCATTCTAGTAAGTAGGAGAAAACATGGCTACAGTCAATGGTTATACAGCAGAAAAGATGGACGAGATTAGTAATGGCAATATTGTTAGTGCTGCACTTGTAAGTGATGACCTTGTCTTCACTACAAAAGGCGGAGATACTATCAATATTGGGAATATTCGTGGGCCTCAGGGGGTTCCTGGTCCTGGTGGAAGTGACCTCACTACACTAATGGAACTTCTAAGCCCCATCGGTGGTGTTCAGGCATATGCTGGCTCAACACCTCCTAGTGGTTGGCTTATTTGCGATGGTAGTAGTGTTGATAGAACGACATATTCTGATCTGTTTGCAGCTATCGATGTGGCTTATGGATCAGTAGATTCTTCTCACTTCAATCTTCCTGACCTTCGACAGAGCTTCCCAATGGGTAAAGCAGATTCAGGAACCGGGTCTACGCTTGGTGGAGATGGTGGGTCAAAGGACGCTATTGTCCCTTCTCACTCACACCCTCACTCTCATACGATTTCAAGTGATGGCGCGCACCGACATGGAATTCTTGGTGATACGGGTAACCGTTATATTGTTACTGCTGGTGGAGTACAGGCTGACTATCTGCCTGGTGCTGGCCCTCATGCCGGTATTTGCCCGTCGGCAATGGATAGTGCTGGTACTCATACTCACACTATTGCTAGTAATACCACGGTTACTGGTGTTTCAGCAACAGACGCAAACCTTCCTCCGTATGTTGTGTTCAACTACATCATTCGGTACTAATAATGAGTGGCGTCCAGATTATCAGCCCAGGAGGATTTCCTCATACAATTGATTTCCTCAAGAGTCTTAACAGTGAGAACATATTCTCCGATCTAGACTCTTGGGGTCGTGTTGGTGTTTCTGCTTTAGAAGCAGCCACTCCAATAGATTCTGGACTCGCTGCTGGTTCTTGGGGCTATAATCTTATTCAAGATAATTATGGCC